CTTCTCAGTTTGCAGACCATCCAGCGGCCAAGCGATAGGAACCCCTGCCGCCCATGATTTAGTCGCGCCCCATGCCTCAATCGGGCTTATGCGGGATTTCTTCCATGCCTTCGTCAAATACAGCATGTCGCCTTCGGGGTCGATGACTAGCTGCACCTGCGATTGCGGGTGGTCAAAGCCGAAGTCCATGCCGCCGATAACCCGGAAGTGAGGCGGGATCGGGAACGGCTGGCAGGTAACGTCATCCTCTGCGATGTCATAGATGCGGCCATGCCCGAGCATCGGGATGCCCTTGGTTCGCATCTCGCGTTGGTGGGCCGGGAAGCTGGCTAGAAGGTCCGTCTTCACGCTCTCGCTGAGGTGAGGCGCGTCGTCCCACCCCTTCTGCATACAGAACTGCGCGCGGCTTGGGCTGTCCATGAACTGCAACACGAGGTCCGTGCGCCCGTTCTCCGGGGTGAACGTCAGGATGCCCCGTCCGCCCTCGCCACGGTCACCGGAAGCCGTCCGCACCAGCACCTGCGTCACCCATCAGCGCGTGCTGGCCTTGGCTGTAGCTCCAGAACTGGATACGCGAGGTTTCCCCGCTCTTGTGCTTGATTAGTAGGGTTCGCACAGCGTTGGGCGTGCCCGTCATGGATTCATAGCCGAGGATTCTGTCAGCGGGGATTAACCCGCCCTCGAAAGTATCCCCATTTTTCCGGCCTACTAGCGGCGCTTGCAATAGGTCGCGGGTTTTCTCGCCCGAGTATCCAAGGCACCAGATAAGCGGGGCATGGCTGAATCTGTGACCGTCCCAATCATCGGGATACTCTCCGAGCGCGTGTATTGCGTCTAGGTATGTACCAACCCAAGTTTTACCGATGCGGTTTCCAGCGATAAGGCAGCATTGAGAATGGGTCTGTGTCGCCCGGACAAAATCACGCTGCCAGCCGTAAAGCTGGCCGAATATTGTGCGATACCTATTCGCGGCGATTCTCGCGGCCTGCTCCTCCAGCAGTAGCGCAAGCTCCTCTAGGTCAGCTCTGCTTGCCATCCATCCTCCGCGCATATTCAGCCATCAGCTCCTGCGCAATTGACTGCACAGCGTAAGCCTCCTGCTCGCGCCCGGGGCTGCGCTCTCCGTAGTAGTCGCAATACTCTTGCCACACATGGACAGCCTCATGCACCAGCAGCCCTGCGATTTCAACCGGCTTGCGCTGCGGCGCGATGCGCAGGCATACAACCGCAGCCAAGCCATGCGGGCCGCTGAAGTGGTGCGTCGTGGCGTCGGCCTGCGGCGTCGTCAGCCAATCCGGGCGCGCGTCTAGCTTTAGGTGCTTGATGGCTGCCAGAAACTCCGACTCCGCAAGGCAGAGCGTTAGATACGGTCCAGGTGCGGCAATGCGCCTGTCAAGCCAGCGCGGCTTCTCAGCTCTGCTTGCCATTGACCTTGGCCGTCAGCGCGGCGATCTTGGCTTGCAAGGCATCGTCAGGCATGCCCTTGATGGCGGGCAAGTCGTCAGCGCCGCCCACAGCCACCTTATCGCCATACCTGCGCGGATTCACAGCCTTTGCCCGCCAGCGCCAATGAACAGCCAGCTCCTTGGCCTTGGCAAGCTCAAAGGGGTCTTTGGCGTCTTCAATCTCTTCCTGCGCCCGCTCTTCAAACGCCTGCGCCGAAATCTCGCGCGCACGCGCGCACGCCTGAGAGCGTTCGGGTGTCGCTTCAATCCAATGGCACAAAACCCCCAGGCTGACGCCAACACTCCCCGCTATCTCGCGGTATGTCTCACCGTTTGCGATGCGCAGCGCGATACCCTCAGCGCCGATGGCGGAGAGTTTGTCTTGAGCTGGCGCGGACCGACCGCCTTTGCGCTTCTCAGTCATCTGTTACCCTGCCATCCTCATGAGTATGGCCAGCGGCGCTAAGAAGGCGCACGCTAGCGCGATAACGCCTGCTACCCACAGCAGGGCAAAACATGCGCCATATACCAACGCTTTGATTATGTCCGCCACGAGTGCCTTAGCCATACTCTATTATCCCGCCTTTTGTCAAACCCACCCAGCTTTAGCCGCCAGTGCGATTGCCTCTGGCATCGTGCAGCCTAGGCGCTTCGTTGCTTGCGTCAGCCTTGACCTGATGGCGGTGTGACTCACTCCAATCAGCTTGCCGGCATCTGCGCCTTCCAACTCGCCGGGATGCGCTCCCCCGACAGAACCCGCCTGATGCGGTCTTCTACCCGGCGCTGTGCCGTCATGTACTGCTGCTGCGTCACGCCCGAAAGAATCTCGGTGTAGTCGGCGGCGAAGTCTCGGAGCGCGGCCAGTTCCGAGGCGCGCAGGGCTTTGGTGCCCGTGGCCTTCTGGCGGTCTAGAACCTCGGCCATGACTTCCTGAAGACTCTCCACAACGTCTAAGCCCTGCGCGATCTTCATGCGGCACAGTTCCTCGACGGCGTTGATGCAGTCGAACACCCAGCGCCAATCGTCTTGCGTGGCCTTGCCTTGTGCGATGAGTTCCACCTTGCTGTGCAGGCTCTCGGCGCGGATCAGTACATCGTCGCGGGACAGGGAACACGCACCCATCATCGCAACAAGATATGCGCGCGGGTTCACGGGAATGGGCCGGTATTTCTTACGAGGTTTTTTCATTTTCTAGATCGTGTTGCCGTCATGAAACTTGCGCTTGGCTTGGATGTATGCCGTGTGCGCTTGCTCCGCCGTGGCGAAGTTGCCCAGATTGAGTAGAGCCCCGTCTACTCTTATGCGGGCCGCAAACCTGTCTCCGGGGCGGGCAGACACGCCAAGCAACCCCGATCTGTTGTTTGACAGGGCTTTGACCTTGTTTTGCATGTTGACGGCGCGGTCAACGTCCCGCAGGTTGCAGAACCTGTTGTCTGATCGGACATGGTTGACGTGGTCAATTTCACCCTGCGGCCACTCTCCGGTGATCATGACCCACGCGAGCCGATGGGCTACATAAACGCGCCCATGAATGGCTATTGCGATGTAGCCTTTGTCATTCAAGCCGCCAACTGGACGGCCGGCGCAGCGCCGCTCAAACCTTGTGGCGTCACATGGGCGGGCGAACGACTCTCGCGGCCGGGGCTTCCACGAGAACATCCCCGTCTCAGGGTCGTAGTTCAACAACTCCCTAAGCTCGTGTGCCGTGGGGTTCACATGGCGCGGTCTGTAGCTGCTGCGCTTTCTCATGCTGCCTGCCTCTCCTCATTGGCCGCCATCTGCCCCAGATGCCACACGCTCGGGATTCGCGGCTGCGGCGGCGTCCATGAAGACGTTTCGGGCCAGCGGCGGCCTACTGCCTGTGGCTTCTTGGCGGCCTTGGCGAGCCTTTCCACAAACGCAAGCAGCTCGGCCTCATGCTCTGCCGCAGTGAACAGCGTCTTGCGCCCCACGGTCTGCCGCTTGACCAACTCCCCGGCCTTTCGCAGGCTGACAACCAGCTTCTCGCCACGGTCGCGCTTTACGTTCGCCTCGGCCAGGAGGTCTGCAAGCTCTATGCCATCGGGATAGCGCTTCGCCACTGCGCGGATTGCCGCTGCGGCTTCGCGGGCTGCTGCCTCTGGGTCTACGTTGCAGTTTGCGAACAGGTGGCCTAGACGGCCGCATTTTGTGCACTTCACTCTGTTTCCTCTTTCTTGTCTTCCAGCATCCGCAGCGCAGACAGCGCGCCGGGAACATCCCGAATAGTCGCCACGGGGCCGCCCAGCCAGTCGCGGAAAAACTGGCTTTGCAGGTCGGTGTGCTTGCCCGTGCGCGTCTTGAATTCCATCAGCAGGGTCTTGCCGCGATAGCCGCAGAGCGCGTCCACAGGCAGCCCGATCAGCCACACATAGGCGCCGGCTGCACGCAGGGCCGCGACAATCTCGGCTTGGTTCGCGTCAACGCGGGCGGCTCTACGCATGGGCGCGCTCACTAAGCCACGCCCCGTAAGGCTTCATGATCTGCGCCTTGAACCGCTCGGCTATCTCCGGCTCGTCAAGATCTCGGCGGCTGCTCACGCCGGCCAGCACCTTGACGCAGTGCGCCGTGTAGTTGGTCAGATTCCCCGCGAAATCCTCCTCGGGTGTTACATCGCCCCAGCCCATGCCGCTGCCGCCCATCGCCCGGTCGTATTGCCGACGAGCCCATAGCTGAAACTCAGGCTCGGCACACCGCATCACAGCCCACTTGCACAGCGGCCCCATCGGCGCGGCTTCCGGCTTTGCAGGCTTCGGCGCCTCATGCGCAGCCACCAGACGACCCAGCACCGCAGGCGTTCCCGGGGCACTGAACAGCGCAAACGCGGCGGCAGCGTGTCGCGGCTCCACGTCAAACGTGATTCGCAGCGTGCCGTCTGCCATCGTCTTGCACTGGCCCGACGCGGCTTCGATTAGTCCTGTGTCGCTCACTGCGTCACCCTCTCGCTCATCCTCTGCCGCTGCACCATCCGCAGCCTCACCCAGTTCTCGCAAACCGCCACGCCGCCTTCCAGCCTGGCCGCAGGCAACATGCGCCCGCGCTCGCTCATGCGGTCGCAGCGGATGCACAGGCCTAGCAGCCCTTTTGCTGCGGTGCTGTGCTTGCCGGGGCAGAGGTCAGCCACGCGGCGCCCAGCCGTTTG